TCCTTCCACGCCACTATGAGCGCGCGAGTAACCACACATAGCTTCCCCGCGCTCAAGGGCATCGTTGAGATCCGCCACAAATGCAAAGTAGCTCGTCCCATGGGCCTTCAAGTTCGAGGTGAAGGGAGCCAAACCCAAAATGCGATCAGCTTCCTTCAACCATTTCGCGTAAACGATATCATCGTGTACCAAGGCGCACACATCACCTGTTAGAATGAACGCATCAATGCGTTCACAGATCGTAATGGCAACATCAAACATCGTGAATGCCATATTCATGTGGTGTGAATTGTCCACTTTGATCTTTGCCTCCATTGCAAGGAATTGTTCCTCGCTAAGTGACAAACCAACGGGTTTGAGAATACCCTGGACTAACAGATATGTGTACACTTTGCGCACTTTCATGAGCAGAGAGTCCTTGCCTATCATTCCATTTGTGGTGGTGTACAGATCACGAAGCTGTTTCACAAAATTCGTGAATTCACCTTGCAATTCGGATTTGAAACCAAATACCTGCATGAAACGCGTTGACATGCTCTTGCCAGTCATCAGTTTATGTGCCAGTGCAACAATGACCGTATAGTCCTGCACACACTCACACTTCTTGAACCAATACACGGTGTGAAAGAAACTCTCAAGAACCTCAAACAACCATTCGTGTTTCAAGAAGAGAGTATCTTTGACGGTGGATAACGTAGTCATGATGGCTTGCACGGATAGTGAGCTATCCTCGCTAGATCCTTGCAACTCCAACATGCGACGCATGTCCGCCATGGCTCGCATTTCACCTTGTGCGTTTTCCTCATCAAGCAATTCCCGTTCGCACTCACGCACATGGGTATACAAACGCAAATGATGCGTATGTCCATGGTGTGTCAGCAACTCACGATGCGTGCTTGAACCACGATTCTCACGCAGCTTAAGACCCACATTTGAGCCACCAAACAGGCGACCATGGGAAAAAATTGTGGAACCCTCACACACACCATACTCACACAGAGCGATGGTCGTGCGCAGGGGTTTACTATTCACAGTGAACCACGCCCCTTGGAGATCAATATTGTAGCGAAATGCTACTTGTTCCAAAGTTTCGCGAGGTTCAACTTGCAAGCACTGCTTGATGTTACCTGCACATAGAAAAACATTGACGAAGGGTCCGTCACACACAATCTTGCGTGTGGCGAACAATTTGGCCAACTTGTTCTTCTTGGTAACCAAGGTTGCTTTGCAACCTCGTTGTTTTGTGTTGTACTTCCTGTCAAGCTGCCACAATTTGTAGACAGCGACAGGAGGTGAGATATCGCTCATAATGATACGAGCGCGTTCAGTTTGGTAGTTTTGGGGGAGTTCGTGCGTCGATGTTAACAACTGTTGATTCGACATGTTTCATTGGTGGTTGTGTACAACCATCTTTGTCAACTGGTTAATGTTGACCAAAACCAAAATTCCTTTAATTACTCCCGGACGGTCCGGTATCTATTAGTGCTATAGTTAAGAGCACTCATACTTCTCCAAAACAGAGGGGGTGAGTTGCAGCAGAAGCGCCACAACTGGGTGTGGGGGTATTAACCCAAAATTTTCTTCATTCACCACATTGTGAGACCAGAGTCTCTCATGCTGACAGATGCTTACACACATAACTCCCAGAAATGTATGCTTGCAGAGCTGAAATATAGTCTCTTCATTGCCTGTGCAACGGATGATCGATTATCC